CGTAATACTCCCCACTTGAAGCTCTAAATGGCTTTGTAAGTAACTGATACTCATATCCTAATTGTAGTATGTCTTCTCCTAGTCTTGCTAAGGTGTTAGACAAATTGTTTACTAAGTCTGATAACTGATTAAAATTAGAAGCAATCAAAGTCTCAATAGCAATACCACTTTTTACTCCCGTTGGTGTTTGTCCTATAAAGGCTTCATTAGCAGCACCTATCAGCTGTATATATGTCCCTAGTGCATTTATCTGTCTATCCACATCACTCCCCATTGGTGGTGTAGGCAGAAACTCTGGCTTGAACCCTGCCTTATAGTAAATCTTCTCCCCGTTTTGATTTGTAACACTCTTTACTCCAGCCCCTTTAGGTATAAGCAATCTTCCCTTGTTGATTAGAATATTGTACTCAAGTCTTGAGGTCTCTAAATAGTTAGCCGCCTTGTTGAGTGGTACAATGTTCTTTACCCAACCCTCGCCATAAATACCACCTACATTGATATCGGGCTGATAAATCTCAAAAGGTAACTTCTTAAAGGTGGTTAACTCATTCCTTAAAATCTCATTACTCTGTGGACTGGTAGTTATTACTCTTATTCCCTCTTTGGTCACAAACCAACCTTCGTGTAATATTACATTCTTGCTAGTATTGCTGATATTGTTCTCATTGTTAAGGATTAAGTTCTTATAATCACTCTCGCTTAGATTAGAAGTTGTTGTTAAGTTCTCTACCACCTTTTTATCATAGTTAGGATTATCAACTAGTAACTCATAGGGCTTACTCATAACCTTTATCACATACCTAGCATCCTCTATGCTAGTACAATACGGGTCAATGTAAGTATCAAACGGGTCTAGCGTTTCTATCCAAGCATTACCCTCTCCGTTGTCTAGCCTGTCATCATACCCATACTGGAATATCCCCAGTCCATAAAGCAGTCCATAAAGCAAAGCCTTGTTAGCCTTCTCTTCTAAATTGAGCCTGTCATACTGGAACGCCAAATATTCCCCCAATATTCTAGAAGTATCGTTGTCTAATTCTCCATAAGGCAAGGCGTCTACATCCCAAGTTGGGTTAGCCTTCATGACTGCGTTTCTAACAGCCCTGCAGACCATATACGTATGGTTAATGTAAAAGGTTAATGGGTTTCTAACATCCTTTATAAATGTTCCTGTTACTTTATCATACTTGAGATTCTGGTTACCCTTGTAATACATGTAGTTCACAAACCATTGAAGTTCAACATTATTGCCTCTCCAATTCCTACTCTCATCAAACTTCTCCTTAGTATAGGATAACCAATATTCTTTGTCGTACTTCTTCTTACGACCCTTCTCCTCGTAATCTTGAGCTGTGCTTACCATTTGTATACTAAACTAGATTAATAATCCTCGTTCTTTATTCCTTGTTCTTAAAAGTCTTTTCTATTGCTTCTTGAATGACCGTATCCATATTCTCCAGTTCCACTAGATTACTAGTATCTTCTATTTCTTCTTCTTCGGGTTTTTCTCCATAAGTAGTAAACTCTGGTAAATCCCTTGCTTTAAGTAATTTTTGTAACTCTTTTCTCTCACTAGAGCCTGTTATTATCTGCAAGGAGGCTATAACTCCAAGAGCTACTACTGCTATACCAAGTAAAATACACAAAACTATGACTGTTGTTTCCATATATACAATTATAACATATTAGATAAAACTGTCTCCTGACATTAAATTGTCTATTGAATCATTAACATCAACCTCTTCATCATCTTCCTCTTTTTCCAGTTCTCCATACATATTAACTTTAGGGTGTTCAAAATAGTCTGGTCTTGAATGTACGACATATCTTAAAGCATCACACTCGTCCTCTCCTAACTTAAATGGCTCACTTCTGCTAGTATCTTTATCTTCATTCCATTTTCTCCAATGATAGTTGTTTAACTCTTCAATTAGGTTCTTACATCTTTTTGATATAAACAATTTGTTCTCTCTAAACATTCTGGTTACCCTGTTAATCCCAGCCATAACATCATTATTTGCAGGGACAAACCCCCAACCTTCCTCTTGTAATTGGAACATCATACTTTGCCCACTTGTCTGCTGTGTTCCCTTGCTCGCTGGGTCAATAACAAACATTTGTATATCCTGCTCTCTTAATCCATTCCTGATAAGCATTCCGTTTAACTGATTACTGATGTCTTTAGCTGTTAGAAACTGCTCTCTAAACTCATCAATAACAAATAGGTTTCCATTGATATCTTCTTTGATTAAAAGACCCGCAGTAGGGTGATTCCAGCCCACATCTAATCCTACAAAGTATATGTCTGTTACTGCCTTCTCGCTCTCCCTACAATGTCTTAACTCATTAAAGTCTGGATATATAAGTCCTTCAAACTTCTCAAAAGAAGCTAAATACTCCTGCTTAAACATCATATCGCTTAAATCTTTCCTCGCCTGTTCTACTAAGCCTTTGTCAATATATGGATTATCTAGTGTAGTAAACTTCCATGCTTCAAATCCAGGCTCTTTCTGTATAGCAGGTTTATAAAATGTCTCGTACACCCAATCATATCCTTGCGGTGTTGTTGTTACCCATGCTACACCGTTTTTATCTGTTAGTGCAGGATAAATTACTTCCCACACCTGCTTACTCATAAAACAAGCCTCATCTAACCACACCCAGTCCAAACCTACTCCCCTTAACCTGTCTGGGTTCTCACCACTTCTTAAAGTTATTGTACTTCCATTCTTAAACTCTAGTCTGTTGTCTGACTTATTCCAACTTTTAATAACCTCTGGGTCGCACCAATCCATTAGTACTGGTATATTAATATCTTTTAACATCTGATAGGTTGGTGATATAATCCACCCATGTGTAGGTGTCTGTATCTTCTTCTTTCTATCTATGCTCTCCCCATAAGCAAAAGCCAATGCCTCCATTGTTCCCGAGGTCGTTTTACCTCCACGACGACCAGCTATAAAAGCCCTGAACCTTGCATTGCTACTATGGAACATCCTTTGATATTTATGTGGTTTGTATATCTTCATCGTCCTCCCATTGAATAACTATTCCTGATGATATCTTGTCTCCTCCACTTGTTACATCTATTGACTGCTTAGCATTAGGATACAACTTGTCATAAAGAAGCTTTATCATAGCGCCATCTCCCTTCTTAGCCTTCTCATAAGCAACCTCTAAAAGCCTTCTTCTCTTAGTTACACCACCATCATCTTCTGCAAGAAACTCATTAAGTGCTCTTTGTTCAAGCATTTCTAATATACTATTGTCCTTACTATTTTGTTGTTGTTCTGTTGTTGATTTACTCATTTCTTTACCTCTATAGGCTTAAATACAACCCCCTTTATCCATTAATATATACTATTATACCACTATTCTAGCCTGTCTAATTCTCTTAAAATCTTTTCTCTCTTCTTCTTAAGAGATAACAACTCTGCTTCTCTAGCCTCAGTTCTACCACCTTTAGATTGTATACCGTTTATTATCTTGTGCCTCTGGTTGTTTATCTGGTGCAACTGTGCTTTTAGTTTTCTCTTTCTCCCAAATATTCTCTCCCAACCCTCTTCATAATTCTTCTTGCTCTCTAATGTGATTGTTGTATATGGCTTACTTACATCTTCGCTCATAGTGTTTTAGTCCAATCTAAAATTAAATCTAAACCTAAACTAGGTCTTTTTATATACTTATCCATATCAATAGGCTTTTGCTTAGGTAACTTCTCTCCTATCTTCAGGTATGTGTTATTTATTGGCATTCTAATAGGCTCTCCAGACTCCCTATAAGTCTCTTCTTCATCAACTACATAAACAGGTATTCCCATAAGTCTTGCAAAACTCTCAAAAGTTGAGGGGTTAGGCGTAAACACCATGTCATACTTAGGAAGTTTCTCTTTTATATCTTCTAAAATGTTATCTTCTACATTATTAAACCACTTCTTTGGTGCTGATATATCGCCAGTCTTATCGGTTAGTTTAACTGTCCAATCAAACTGTGGGTATGCTTCTCTTAACTGGTTAAATACTATCTGATTGTACTCCTGAACATCCCTAAACCAATGTAGTGCCACATATAAAGCTTTATTACCTGTATGCTTACTCTTTTTAATGTCATCATATATAGGATTGCCCGTTACTAAAATCTTGTTAGAATCTACTCCAGCCCTTATTAAAGAATCCCTGCTCTCATCTCCTAATGCTAAATACCCATCGGCAATAAAATCCCTGTTGTTCAGTTCATAATCAAACAATGCTCCAAAGCCATGTTCATAAACTATCACCTTTTTACCCATAGCCTGTAATGTCTTTACTTCGTTTCTAAAAGGAAAGTCTGCCCACATAAAAACTATATCACTCTCCATTAGACCGTCATCAGGGATATCCCATTGCCAAAAGTCATGATGATTATAAACATAGTATCTCATTTGTTAGGAACTATCTTCTTTTTAACTACCTTTTTGGTGTTTCTTTTAATCCTGAGTATTACTTCTGAACCAACCGAGACCCAACTTACCTCTCCAAACTGAGAAGCAAACTCTACTAACTTCTTCTTCCCGTACTTATTAATGTTTACTGCATACTTTAAGGCAGGGTCTTTTTCTAACACCTCACTCTCTTGTGGAGGTAGAAAGAAGATAACAGCCACTTCGTACCTAGCCACCCTACACATCTCACCAAGTGCCTTCTCGTAGTAATCTAAATGCTCTAATATATGCCTTGCTGTTACTATGTCAAAGCTCTTATCCTTATAGGGCAAACTCTCTATATCCCCTAAATCACAATCTATTCCAAAGGTTCTAGCCTCGTCTACTAGCCCTTTACAAGAATCTATACCCTTATACTTAACAGGTATTAACTTCTTCTTGTACTCAAAATAGTCTAAGCAAGTACCACAGGCACAGTCCAAAACACTAGAGTACCCTCTCACTAAGTCGGTTAAAATAGACCTACTAAACGAGCCCTCGTTTGTAAGCCAACTTCTAAAATCGCTCCTTGTATAATTGTCGTCCCACCAGCTCATAATATTGATTTGTGTGGAGTGTTAAAGTCCACTACATTGTTAGAATTTAGTTCAATGTTAATAGTTCTAATATCAAGTCCTACCTCTTTGGCACACACAGGAAAACTTAATTGATCCTGGTATGTATACTTCTTGTTGTGCTCCCACCAGAGTTTGTTAAATGCTTTTACCTTGTCATTGTGCCTTCTTATAAGTAACCCACAAGCCCACAGCCCATTGTGTTGAGGGTAGCCCTGTTTAGCATACTCCATAACTTGTTCCAGAATAGGCAAGTCCTTGTACTTATCCATAAAGATACAAAAATTGGCTTCGTCATAAATACAATCCCTATCAGGGTGCTTTATTAAGGCTATGTCCCCATCCCCAAGTTGCTCTAAACACCACTGCTCAAAGTCGGGTGTCTTAATAGTAGCACTTCCATCTATCCAAATACTTACATCACAATCTAGTTTGTGGCTATTGCACTTAAAATACTTAGCCTTCATGCGTGGGTGTGATTCTTTTCTAGGATGTGTCGCCTCTGTAAAGAGTTTAACCCCTACAGGTTGTACCTTGATGTCATCATAGCCCCCATATATTGCTGTGTATATTATTGTCTTCATTTGCTCCTCTTTGTAATGATACCTAAACCATAAGACTCAGTCCTCTCGCTAAACTCCCAATCAGGATACTTCTCCCTTAACTCTGCAAAATACTGCTTAATACCAAAACCCCTCTCGGTTACCTGAGTATCGTGTAATATAATATGGCCCCCTATGGGTACGAACTTGCTCCAGTTAGTAAAATCCTCTTTGACATCCTCGTAGAAGTGTCTCCCGTCTATATGGAGCAAGTCAATAGCACCATCCCAATCCTCAAGGGCTTCGTTGAATGATTTTTTGATTAGTGTAACATTCGGATATTCGGACAAACATTTGGTCGCTATATCCTCTACTTCTGTTCCAAACTTACCACTATGCTCGTCTCCCATAAAGTGGTCTATGCCATAAAGTTTAGTGTCTAAATCGTTATCTAAGCAACTCTCTGCCATTGTAGCAAGAGAGTGCCCTAAATAGACACCTAACTCTACAATGGTCTTTGGCTTCCACTCTGGTATCTGGTTATAAATATAAAGAATATGTCCAGCCCATGCAGTCTGGTGTTGGCCTAAGTGCTTGTACCATTTAAAATCCTCAAACATTTCTATATATTATACCATTTTAAATAACTGGAAAGACATAATCTTCTCTAAT